TATTAGATCCTGAGCGTTTACCTTTGCCCGGTTGATGTTTACGGTTATTGGCGCGCCGAATTGGTTGAATCTCTGATTAGGTGCTGAGTTTCCTAGTCGTGATTCGTTTCCTCTACCCGATGTAATATCTGGAGCAAACTTGATTGCATCTGCTGCCGCCTGTGCAGTATTACCTGCGCCAGCTATTCTTTTTATTCCTTCTATGTTCGTGCCAAAATTGTTTACGCCCGACTCGGTGCGGAACGCCATTTCTAAACCTGCAAAAACTTCCTGCGTAAATACACTTAGGTGAGTAAGCATTTTGATAGTGCTAATTACGCTGTCACCTATCCACTTGAACACCTGCTGCGAAGTAATGTCATTAGAGGCTATTCCAAAAGTCTCTGCGAATTTGGTCATGGCTTCACCTGTAGCGCCTAGCTGACTTTGTGCCTCACCATTAGGATCTATTAGCTCTTCCCAGAAATTAGTGAATGCCGGAATAACCTTTTCTAAGATAAAGGTTTGTATGTTCTGCATTATTGGCATGAACTTCTCGCCTATCTCTGCGCGAGTGTCCTCTAAGGTTGCCTTTAGTATCCGCTGCTGATTAGCTAAGCCGTCTGAGGTGTTAGCAAAGTCTCCTGCAACTTTATCTGTCTGCTCCATAAGAGAGCTATAGCGAGCCTGTACTTTCTCGCTCTCTGTCATAGCGCCTACACCATCGAAGATGCCTGTCTCTAGTGCGTGAGCCAAGACTGTAGCCGCGCTTAGGTCTATGCCGTAGTTTCTAAGTGGCTCTGATTGCCCTGCTAGTCCCGATTGAAACTTGCCTAGTGCATCGCCTACCTCTAGGTTAAATACTGAGGCAAAGTCTGCACCGCGCTGAGAGATTTCATCAACCACCTGGACAATGTTTCCGCCTTCTCCGGCGATAGTTCCAGCGAAACTAGAGAACTGAGTAGCTATGCCAAAGAGCTCCGTCTTGCTGAGTCCTAAGCCCCTAGCTGCGTTCTCGCCTAGTTCTAAAATGCCTTCTGCGGCATCTCCGAACGATACATTTACCGCGTTTATACCTTCTGAGAGATCACTAGCAGCATCTATCGCGGGCTTTATCTGTGAGGCTATTGCAGCACCTAAGCCGATAGCAATACCGGCAGTAACCTTTGCTATGTTCTTGCCTACTTTGGCAAAGTTAGCGCCTAGTTTATCGAAAGAACCTTGAGCGCCTTTGGTAGCCTTAGCGAGATTTTTATACTCTCCCAGTATCTCTACATTTAGGACTAAGCTCATTTGTCTCTCCTGTTTATCTCACTTACAAAAGCCGAATACTCTTTAGTAGTTAGATTCCGGTATTCGCTAGGCTGCATTCCTGTAGCCAGTACGAACCTTGCCATTTTTTTAGCATTATGATCTGCTACTTGTTTTCTTTTGGGTCAGTACCAGCTAGAATCTTTAGCGCCTCTGCCTGTGATACTTTCTCTGTGTCCTCGAACTTGTATTCAGGGTTATCTCTTTTCATGGCTACAAAGTAGAGAACTCGAAGCGCTCTGCCCTTAGGCTGACCGTCTGCGAAAACCTCATCTACGCTCCTGCCAATTAAAAGCTCTATTTCTTCAATTTCGCCTAGTGTCATTTCTTCAAAATTTATCATTCTGTGTCCTTATAGTTTAGTTTTAGCGGTTTCTTGCATGATCAGCTTCTCCATTTGCTTGAAGTAGTTGTCATAGATTTCGCTCCTAGTGTAACCCAGGGCAGTAACAAAGAAGGGCTGAGGTCGTATGTGTCTTTTGAACCAACCCCAATGGATAGGATTAGCGTAGGGTACTGCGCTTTTAGAAGTTCTGTTATTGCCTGCTAAGACTGTAATCTTTCCTCGAGCAGTAGCGCCTACTCTAATGCTGTTCCTAAGCGCGCCTGTTCTAACCGGGGCTAAGCTGCGAGCCTCAGAAGCCACTAGCTCGCCGGATTCTTTTCCAGCGTCTTTGATAGCGTCTTTTGGCACTCCAACCGCTGCTAGAGCTTTGTTTATCTCTCGCAGATTCGTTACCTTAACCCCGGGCTGAACAGCCATGATTAGGCAGTTACTACTGTAACCCCATAGAACTCGGAGCTGTCAGGATCGTTAGGTGTAGTTACAACCCTAAGGGTCACCGAAAAGGTTGAAGTTTCATTAGAGTTCAGGCTTAGCGGTGGAATTTCATTGAACTTGACCACTCCTGAATAGTGAGGTTCAGAAGCGGAAGCGGTCGCATTACCGTTAGGAGCGATTACGAAAGTTGCAGTCGTTCCAAAGTTAGCCCAAAGAACTCGATAGAGAGAGTCTGCATCACCGGAGGTAACACCTTCTAGACCTAGAGCCCACTCTCCGCCTACGCGCTGTTCGCAGAAGGTTTGAACATCTCCAGGAGCATCTCCCAGGGTTAGCTCTACCATAGTGGCAGCGCAGGCATATTCGACATCTGCAATAAGGAACTTGATGTTCTCTGCGACAATTCTTGTGTTAGTCATTTGATGACCTTTCTAAATAGTTATTTCTAGCTCGACTGAGATATTAGCCGATAGGTATTCAGCGTTATTTGTTTGTAAGTTGTAGGGTTCATTTACTCGAATCACTCGAGCGTATCGCGGCATAGCATTTAGAACATCGTGTATTGCCTGATCTAGATTCTCTGTAGCCTTTTTATTAGTAGCAGTAGAAGCTATGACCACTAGCTCTAGATTTAGATCGTACTGAGTGCCTAGAGTGCTAGGTGTTAGATAGGGAGAGGCGGCGTTTATTATTACTATCGGCGGCGTTATGCGCTCAGGAACATAATCTAAAACCCTAATGCTGGCTGCCTCTAAATCGAGCTTGAACTCTGCCTTAGAGATTGTTATTTCGTTACTCATATTGCATAGCCAACATAGGGATTCAGCAGCGGATAGACAGCGCCCATAGGGTCTTTTGCAACCCTAATAGCTGTTCCGTCCATACTTGCAAACTGTGCCACTCCATTAGGCGCTGAACGCCTGTGGAATAGCTCTGAGGAACAGATAAGCGTACCCTGCCTATGAATCTCGTCTGGGACAGTAGTAATCACGCCAACATAGTTCGCGACCTGAGCAGTTCCAGCAGTTAGACAGGACTCTATAAAAGTGCCTGTTTCATCTGTCCCTACATAGGCTTGAAGTTCTGCCAGCGTGACTACTGTTGTCATCTAGTTATTCCTTAGACTGTAGGTAGGTAAACTATTGCCCCGGCGAATGGTGTAGTAATCGCCATGTATCCGTAAACGCTCACAGAATCTGTAAGGGTCGTAATGTCACCGTCTGTCAAGCGAACTGGAGCACCTGGAGACTCGAACGACTGGATAGCATCGCGGTTAGCCATATACGCGGTGTTAGCAATCATAGCAGGATCTACGATTACTGGCAGTCCTAGAAGGTCGCCGGATAGTCCAGGTAGGTTTGCGTTTCCAATGTTATTGACTCCATCGCCTGAAGTTCGCATAACTGGTCTGCCATCTGATCCTACGATAGTCATAAGTGCCTTGTAGGACTCAGTAGAAGCAATAATAAACTCAGGGCGCAGTCCGGTGTTCTCGAAGATGTATGATGCTCCATCTGTAATACCGCCGATAAGAGTAGCTAGAGTGCCGTCTTGAGTATAGGTCTTGCCTGTCATGTTCAAAGCGTTCACGTGGGCAACGAAAGCAGCGTTCGAGGCGTTTGCATAAGCAATCGTCAAGGCGCGGAATACGGTGTTCAGGTAATCAACAGTTGAGCGCTCGATGGTCTGCTTCGAGAAGCTTGTGTATCCACCGTAGGTTGCTACTGCTGCCGAGGTGTTAGCGATTGTCAAGTTACCAAAAGCTAGAGCATCGTTCTCTGCTGCCTGAGCGGTTACTGACAGCGTGTTAGCTGTTACAGAAGCATACTCAACACTCAAGCCTGAGCCTGGAAGCGCTGCGCGCGAGAAGGCTGATAGAGCCGGGCGGTTGAGGTTGATTAGGTTGTTGATTTGACCGACAAAAGCAGCGGTTGTTACTGTGTTAGCAGTAGTCGAAGCTGCGCGAGCAAGCTCAATAGCCTCTGCATCGCCGTCTAGTAGTTTCTTAGCAAACTCGCCCTGAGAGCGAATCTCTGAGC